ACCGAGATTGACACCGGCGCGCTTGACATTGAGATAACGGGGTTTGATGAGGCTGAGTTAAAGGGCATTATTGACTATGACCCGTATCCCGCAACAGATGCAGACGATGCTGTGCCAGAGGTGGCAGAGGAACCCGTTACCAAGACGGGCGACCTGTACCAATTAGGCAAGCACCGGCTGCTGTGTGGCGACAGCACGAAGCGGGAGGATGTGGAGCGGCTGATGGACGGCAAGAAGGCCGACATGGTGTTTACCGACCCGCCGTATAATGTTGATTATGGCGCAAACAAAAACCATCCGACTTTTAAAATAAGGACAATTATAAACGACAAGCAGACGCCCGATGAATGGGAGACATTCTGCAAGGACATATTTCTAATTTTTAAAGAGTTTAATGTTGGCGACATTTATATGTGGGGTGCTTCCGACCCCGAAGGAATGAAGATGCGCCTGTGGCTAACAGAAACGGGATGCCACTGGTCTGCGACCATTGTATGGAAGAAACAGCAATTAGTGCTAAGTCCGGCCAACTACCAACGTATGTATGAGCCGTGCTTTTACGGGTGGTTTGGCAAAAGCAGTTATTGTGGGGACAGAAAGCAGACAGAAGTGTGGGAGGTTGACAGGCCGCACAATTCGCCATTACACCCCACGCAGAAACCGGTAAAACTCGGTGAAATTGCAATGCAAAACAGCTCGCAACGGGGGGGGCTTGTGCTAGACCTCTTTGCTGGCAGCGGGTCAACCCTTATTGCCGCTGAAAAGACGCAACGTGTGGCCTTTGTGTGCGAAATTGACCCCCATTATTGCGACGTCATCGTCAAGCGGTGGGAAGATTACACCGGCCAGAAGGCAGTCAGGTTGTGATATGGAAGAAAATCCTGAAAAAGCAGGTATAGTACGTCATCGACAAAAAAGCGCCCGTATCGCGATGGATACGGGCGCTTATGGTCTGGCGTCTCTTTTAGCTCTCGAAGATGGTCGGGTAAAGCCCCATTTCCCGAAGTCCTTTCGCCGTCCTTTCAGCGGCGTCGGCTTTCGTGAAGGTTATCTTTCGCGGTGTGGTCGTGACGCCGTTGGCGTCTGGCTCATCCCACTTGACCGTCCAGCGGGTCGGGATAAAGCTCTCATCTGAGTACAGCTCTGGATTGGTCATTGTCGTTTCTCCTTAGATGGATATGCCGGGGCAGATATCGCACTCGTTGTCGCAGCTTGACGTTGAGAGCTTGCAGTTCTGACAATGCTCTGGAATATACTCTTCGCAGACATACTTGACTGCTCGAATAAAGAATGGCGAGTATGCGGGGCAGACGATTATGCACACGCATATCCATATCATCCCGCGCTATCGTGGAGACGTGGACAACCCGCGTGGCGGGATACGGGGTGTGATACCGTGGAGGCAATCGTACTGAAACGCAAAGTGGGCTGGAAATGACGATTTGCGTTTACAGACGATTATGATGGAGAGGTTGTTAAAAGTTGTATGGCTTGGCATACGGAAGAACAGATTGCGGAAGCATTACGAAAAGCTGGTGGCTTTCAGACGAAGGCTGCTGAGCTGCTTGGAGTCACGCAGCAGGCGATATCGAAGCGCGTGAAGGAGTCACCGTACCTTCAGGACTGCGTGATGGAGATAAGCGAATACTATCTTGACCTCGCCGAGATAAAGCTGGTGAAGGCGCTTAACGACGAACAGCGCTGGGCGATTGAATTCTTTTTGAAGCACAAGGGGAAGACGCGAGGGTATGCAGAACGGCACCAGGTAGAATTCGACACCTGTGGGGATATCATCCTTCAGATAGTACCGGCAACCGGAAACCGGAAAGGGCATGGCGAAGCAGAAGATACGGATGGAAGTAACCAAGAACTGGTACAGCCTTCGAGACTGTAAGGACCCGATTGTTATCCTTCTTGGTGGAACGCGCTCTGGAAAGTCTTACGCCATATTGCAGTACCTTATCTGCAAGATGCTCTTTGAGAATAATAAGAACATTCTTATCACGCGCAAGACCCGACCCGCGCTTAAGAATTCTGCCTATAAGGTTTTCATAAAGCTCTTAAAGGACTACAACGCCTACAACCCTGAGCACCACAACCAGAGCGATTTGGTCTACACCTTTAAGAACAATTACGTCCTCTTTACCGGGATAGATGACGAGCAGAAGATAAAATCGACTGAGTGGAATTATGTATTTATGGAGGAGGCAAACGAATTCGACTATGCCGACTTCATGGAATTATCCATTCGTATGTCAGCGCCGAAGGGAGATGGCGAGCATAACCAAATGATACTCGCGCTGAACCCGACTGACGTTCACGGATGGATTAACAAAGAGCTTATTATCAAGCAGGGCATTATACCCATCCACTCGACGTATCAGGACAACCCGTTTCTTGATGAGTCATATGTTAAAAAGCTCCAAGAGCTGCAGGCGCACGACGAGACCTACTGGAAGATATACGGGCTTGGCTTATGGGCTGAGGCGGGTGAGATTATTTATTCGCCGTTTACGACGCTGGAACAGTATCCATTGGCTGATGAGCGAATCTTTGGTCTTGACTTCGGTTTTAATAATCCTACTGCTCTGGTTGAAGTACAGATAAAGGATAAGGAGAACATCTATCTGGTTGAGCGGCTCTATGAGTCCGGGCTTACCAACGCCGACCTGATAGCGCGGCTTAAGCAGATGGATATCACCCCGTCCGATATTATCTATTGCGATTCAGCGGAGCCCGACAGGATAGAGGAGCTGCGCCGCGCAGGATTCTATGCGCTCGAATCTTACAAGGGTAAGAATTCGGTTAAGGACGGCATCGACTTTATTAAGCGCCTTAAGATTCACACACTACCAACTAACGTCAATCTGAACGAAGAACGCGCTGGCTACAGGTGGAAGAAGGATAAGGATAATCGCGTGCATGATGAGCCTATTAAATTTGAGGACCACCTGATGGATGCTATGCGGTACGCGATATATACACACCTTGCGCATCGTGTAGCGCCAGCAATCTACGTTATATAAGGGCGAATTATGGACATTCTGACGCGATTGACCAATGCCTATAATGCCCTTTTCTCGAAAGATACCGCGACGAAAGCGACTGCGTGGGAGCGTACGTTCCTGCGCGGGCTTGATATACAGACGGCAGAGGGAAAGGTAAATAACCCCTACTTTGAGTATGGCTGGGTGTATGTGGCTGTACGCGAGATAGCGGTTGCCATTTCTCAGATACCACTTAAGATTTTACGCGGCGAAAGCGCAGAAGAAAAGGGCGACATTACAGCGCTGTTTAACAATCCCAACCCGCAGCTCTCAGGCTATCAGCTAAAGGAAGCGATAGCGACGATGCTTGCGCTTGATGGTAATGCGTTTGTCGTTCCGTGGAACGAGCAGCGCGGTGGATTCCCGGACCAGCTTTGGGTGTTCTCGCGCTCTCAGATGCGGGCGAAGCTGGACAATAATAATCAGGTCATCGGGTGGGAGCTTCAGACGCGAGACAAGAGAACGTTTGAAGCTGACGAGATAGTACACCTAAAGCTCTACAATCCATATGACGTGATATACGGGATGTCGCCAGTAACGGCTGCGCGTCTCGCGATGGATACCGATTACGCCGCGCAGAATTATAACAAGTCAATGCTCTCGAATAGCGCGACACCGTCTGGCATTTTAACCATCGACGCGCCATTGAACGAGCCGCAGGTGACGGCGCTGCGCAAACAATGGGAAGCGCGGCATCTCGGCGCTGGCAAGGCTGGCAAGCTCGCGATATTAGAGAAGGGCATGGCATATATGCCTGTCTCGTTCTCGCAGAAGGATATGGAATTCTTGGAGGCGAGACGATACAACCGCGAGGAAGTGCTGGCAATATGGCAGATTCCAAAGTCTATCGTCGGCATCACGGATGACCTTAATTACGCGACGCTGATGGGGCAGAAACGTATCTTCTGGCAAGATACCATAATGCCCTATCTCAAGCTGATACAGGATGGTTTTAATGCGCGGTTCTTCGCTCGCTACGCGCCAGACTATCATATTGAATTCGATATCTCGAATGTACCAGAGCTGCACGAGGACTATTCGGCGCGTGTCGATAACGCTGTTAAGCTGGCGCAGATTGGCTTCCCGATAAACGATATCAACGAGAAGCTCGACCTCGGACTGAAGAACGTGCCGTGGGGTGATATGCACTTCGTACCGGCGACGATGATTCCGGTGGAGATGGCTGGTGAGGTGTCGCTCGCGCCGCCCCCACAACAGAACCAAGACCCGAAGCCGCCGAAAGACGAGAAGCCACCAAAGGACGAAGACGAAGAAGAAGACGACAAGAAGCGCTTTGCGGTTAAAATTACTCAGCGTGATGAGATGCGCTTAAAGGGCTGGATTACCTTTCTGCGTGTGCAGTCTCCGTTAGAACGAAGGTTCAAGAGTAAGCTCCAGCGCTATTTCTTTGAGCAGCGAAATACCGTGCTTGCATTGCTAACCAAGAACGCAAAGCAGGTCGGCGACTATAGGACGTTTTTGTGGGACAGAGAAGACGAGCGACTGATAGAGATAGCAGAGCCGATATACCGTGAGGCGACGGTCGCCGGTTCCAACCTGATAGCAGAGATGATAAGCGAGCCGTCGTTCAGTCTTACCAACCCGCTTGTAGATAAGAACGTTCTTAACCGCTGCCATAAGATTACCGGCATTAATAATGCCGTACGCCAGCGCATAGCTCGCCAGCTTGACGAAGGATTAAAGGTTGGCGAATCGTTACCGCAGCTTGCTGATAGAGTGTCACACGAGTACCTGATGGCGAGACATCGCGCGAATACGATTGCGCGTACCGAGACTGCTGGCGCGGTGAACGATGGCGAGTATCTCTTAATGGATAACGCCGGGGTAGAGAAGCACGAGTGGCTCTCTGCCCGCGACGGAGAAGTGCGTGAGTCTCATATCGAAGAAGACGGAAACATCACGCGGCTGTATGACCCGTTCCCGGTGACGGGGCTGTTCTATCCGCACGACCCGATAGGACCACCAGAAGAAGTGATTAATTGCAGGTGTACTACGCTGCCTGTTTTGTAAGGAGTAACGGCGATGGATTTAATCAGAAAATGTTTATCCGTGGTCACGAAGGCTGGAGACGAAGGGAAGCGCATTATCAGCTTCGTCGGCTCGACGCCTGACAGGGACCGCGACAACGAAGTGGTAAACCTTTCAGCATGGGATATCAAGCGATACAAGGACAACCCCGTATTCTTGTGGGGGCATAACCATAGCAGCCCTCCCATCGGAAAGGCGATTAACGTCAAGAAGGATAAGGATAACGGGAGATTGATGTTCGATGTCGAATTCCCTACCGAGGATGTGTACCCGTTCGCTGATACGATTTATAAGCTGTATAAGCACGGATATCTTAACGCGGTGTCGGTTGGTTTTCTTCCGATGGAGTGGAAGGATGGCAATCCCGAGAAAAACGAACCGCGCAGAGTCTATACGAAAGCTGAGCTGCTCGAATTGTCCGGCGTTACGGTCCCATCAAACTACAACGCGCTTGTCTCGGCGAGAAACGCCGGGGCGATAAATGACGGCGAGTTTGTCAAGATGAAGGCGTATATGGAGACCGGAGAATCAGACGTGGTCCGTATCGTCGAAGGCGAAGCGCAGGAAGCTGCGCCAGAGCAGACGAGCGGCGAGGCGTCGATTGTAACGGTAAAGAGCATCGAAGACAGCGGCGCTTCCAAGCAGACTGACGATGTTATTCGTGAGCTTGCCGAGTCGGTAAAGAGCATCGCTGACGACATCCAGACCATAGCAAAGATATTAGGTATTCAGACGCTCCTGAAAGATGAGCCGAGCGACGCGGGGCAGACGGGCGAGAAGAACGCCGGGTCAGATGCGCCGGAGTCAAGCGAGGACGAATCATATTTCAAAGAGCTGTTTGATGAAACTGTTAAACTGCACAAGACTGTAAAGACAAGCGAAGCGAATGAGCTGATTGCTCTCGCTCGCAGATTAAAGGAGTAATGAACGATGGAGAATGAAAAAGTATTTGCTGACTTAAAGTCTATGCTTACCGACATCGCTGGTAAGCAGGATGAGATTAAAGCCTCTCAGGAGGAGCACAAAGAGAAGCTGGCGAAGCTGGAAGAGAAATTCGGCGGCCACGACGAAATCCTGACCGCTCTTGAGCGCAAGGGTATCGCAACCACCCGCCAGCCCGAGAAGCTGGAAATTCCCGTTCCCGGCTCAGATGAGACCGTTCCCGTGTACCGCGGCTATAACCTCGACGTTATGGGCGCTGACCTGAAACGGCTTGCATCGTGGGATGCTTCCCGCCCGATGCCGTTCCTGAAAAGCTATACCAAGATTGCCGACCCCGGGAAGACCGAGCGGTTTGCCAAGTATCTTATCGACGTTCTGAAAGCATCACGCGAGCATGACCCGGATGCGATTAAGAACCTGCGCGATATGCAGACCAAGACCACGCTGACCACCTCCACCGCAGCCACCGCTGGCTATCTGGTGCCCGATGAATACGCCGCTGAGATTCTTGCCTTCGCAAGACTGAACAGCGTAGCCCTGCGCGACTGCCGGATTATGCCGATGGGTACTGACGTGAAGCGCGTTCCCGCTGAAGCATCCGGCGTGACCGTGGCGTGGGAAGATGACGACACTTCCGCCTTCAACGAGAGCAACCCGCAGGTGACTGAAGTCGTGCTGACCGCGAAGCGCGTTGGCGCTTTTACAGTCGCCACCAACGACCTGCTGGATGACAGCTCCGTTGATATCGTTTCCTGGCTGACCGGTCTGTTCGCAGAAGCGCTCGGGCAGGAGATGGACAATCAGGTGTTCGCCGGGACCGGCTCGCCGACCTCCGGTTTGACCACCGCCATCTGCGGCTACAGCGTTCTGACCAGCGGCTCTATCTCGACCATTACCGGCACGAACCTGTCCAGCATGATTGCCAAGCTGTCCGCCAACAAGCTGGCTGGCAGCAAGTTTTATATGCACCGGAACATCTTTCACTACATCCGCACGATGAAGACCTCCGATAACCAGTTCATCTTTGGTCCTATCGGCGCTTCAGTTCCCAACACCATTTGGGAATACCCGTACGAGATTGTAGAGAAGATGCCCTATACGGACGGCACTAAGCAGCCGATTGTGCTGTTCGGTAACCTGCAGCGCTACCTTATCGGGGTGCGGCGTCAGGCAAGCTCGCTCGACGTTGACCCGTACGGTCTGTTCAAATACGCTCAGACGCAGTTCAGAATCTACTGGAGGATTGCGTTTGCCTGCGGCTTGAACGAGGGCTTCGTGCGGCTGATTACCGCGTAAGCATACCGACCAAGCGTTGGATATGTAACGCTACCGCGTAAGCGATAGCAGCTTTAAGGCGGGGTGACTGAGTCAATCGGACGCCCCGCCATTTTGTAGGGCAATAGTTTAACGGTAGAATTTTCGGCTCCAACCCGAAAGGTGTGGGTTCAAATCCTACTTGCTCTGCCATTTTTTAAAGGACTTATAATGAGCTGGAATTGGTCTGGATATAATACGCTCGAAGAAGCGCAGCGAAATATAGAGACGCGCGGCGACTTTGAATTTCTCTTCCCGATTTATGACGAGAAGGTAAAGCCATTTTTAAACGAGCATAACATGGGACTGGCGCTCGACTTCGGCTGTGGCGTGGGGCGCTTTATCAAGTGGCTCTATAACAGCGGGGTGAAGAAGATAGTCGGATACGACTTCCCGAACATGATAGAGCTTGCCAAGCAATACTTACCGATTGAGCAGTATGAGCTTACCGATTGGTTACCGATTGGCGAAACCGAGAAGCTGCGTGAACGTCAATTCGATTTGATACATAGCTCGCTGGTATTGCAGCACATCTCCGCGTCGGAAGCAGATAACGCGGTGAATCTCTTTGCTGACATTATCGCGCCGAGAGGTCTGCTGGTCATGTGGAGCCGCTCATCTATGGACCTTGCGGCGGGTACGGTATGGGACTATGTGCTTAAGCGCTTCGGGCCAATAAGCAGGTTTGATAAGAGCGCAGCGGATAAAGACCCTAACGACCACCAGCTTGTACTGTTCAGAAAATATCAGTAGGAGGATAGATGAGGCGGGCGATAGTATCGTTTGGCTTTGACAGACCGGAGATGTTGGAGGCGAGCTTTAAGTCAATCATTCGCTGCCCCGAGCATCGCGAGTATGAGTGGCATTGTTTTATCGACGGGCAGGGCAGGGTGCAGCGCAACTTCTATCAGGAAGACTATCCCGACATACGGTTCCACATACGAGACTCCCGCATCGGACTTAACGCAAATATCCTGCTCGCGTTTAAAGAGCTGTTCCAATTCCATAAATACGATTACATCCTCTACGTCGAAGACGACATCATTGTAAGCGACGACTTTATCCGCTTCTGCGAATACGCGCTTTTCAATTTTAAAGACGAGAAAATGTTTACCGTCGGGGCGCTGTCAAGAATTTTGAATACAAGCCCTGACGACGCTGCATCGGTCAAGCGGTTCGATTGGTATCATCCGTGGGGCGTAGCGATAGACAGAGATGACTTCAACCTATTCAGCGACCACATCATGCCCTATGTCACGCACCCGATAGAGTATATGAACGGGGCGATTAAGACAGCCCTTCAGGAGAGCAATCCCGAATATTACGAGCGCGAGTATAAAGACGGCGTATGCCAGAATTATACTCAGGACTGCCTGTTAAACGCAATACGGGCGATTAACCACAAGCACCAGCTTATCCCGCTTTTAAGCAGAAGCCAGAACATCGGCTTCTATGGCGTACATCAGCCAGGCGATTATAACGGAGAGGATTTGAGCAGCCCGGACACATGGTTGAAATCTCGTCACGCAACGACGAATTTTCAACCACCGTATTCGTGGGACAAACTGAACCTGATAGACGGGGTGGAGCTATGAGCCTGTATGAAAAGGTAAACCGCATAATCTTTATCCCGACGTTTCGCTGTCAGAACAGGTGCCGCTACTGCGATTACAAATGGGAGACTATAGAACAGGATAAGAGCTATAAGCTCAATGCCTTCGGTAACGAGTGGAAGATAGAGAGCGAGCTTCATTGGGCATATTGGCTCGCAACGCTCGCGCCGTTTCGCCCTTATCATTTATCCTTGACGGGAGGAGAACCCACGCTCTACACCGGGCTGGTCGATTTAATCGAACACCTGCCGCGCTCCTGCTCCTGGGATATCACGAGCAATACGATGGTTGAATATGCCATTGATAAGATAACACCGGCGAACATATTAACGTGGACGGCGAGCTATCACTATCACCACATGGATAAATTTCTCGCCAACATTAAAGTATTGCGACAGCGCGGCTTTCCCATCACGGTTACGCTGGTGCTGATGCCCGACAATATCGAGCAGGTGAAGGAAGCGATAACCGAGTTCAACAAGCACTTTCTTCGCGTCAATATCCATCCCGTTCTTAAGCAGGGCTTTAATTGGAATGAGCATAAGGATGTCTTAAATCAGATGGACGACATCATCAAGACGATTGACAGCGAGCGACTGATAAAGCTGATAAGAGATATCAGGCACGAATGGCAGCCTGATGGCGCAGTTGAGAGTTGTCCGGCTGGGAAGGAATACTTCCTCGTATTTCCCGACGGGATGGTTTACCGCTGCTACTCGCACGCGCTCGCGCGTAAGTGCGAACCAATGGCTCACATATCAGAGCTGAAGCTGAACGAGAAAGATGAGCCGTGTGATGGTGGCTGTATCTTCCCGTGCGATATCCAATGCCAGAGAAGGGAGCATCTAGTCCTATGATGGATAAACAATGGTGGAAATGTACCTACTGCGGTCATCGCTTCTATTTTGGCAATCCCTTTAAGCCCGACACCTGCCCCAAGTGCCACCGTAAGGGCGTGGAGCCGCTGAACCTAATAGTCACCAAGTAACCACCGGAGATTATGGCGATAATGGAAATCATATACAGGTGGATTTATAGGGCGAAGATACGGGCGTTTTGGAGCTGGCTTCTCAATAAATACGGGCTTGACGGAAGCACGCTGCGCGACAAGTGGCTGTCGCTATCGCGAGAAGCTCATAGAGAGATAGGGACAAGAGCTATTGACGCCTATGGCTACGGCATTAATTCGGCGCAGATACGAAGCAACTCTGACGCGCCGTGGTCAAAAAAATGGTGCTTGAGCGAGGCTATCCTGCTTGCCTGTATTCTTGGCGATATGAGCGAACATAAAGCGCTCCTGCCCGCGCAGTATCTTCATTTCGGAGAAGTCAAGCAGTACATTACGGACAGCCCGGTTGGCTTCCCCATTCATATCGCTCAGATAGTGAACGAGGAGAAGAAGTTTTATCACGCAGTCTGCGCGTTATGGATTGGACCGGGAGCTACCGACATAAGTGATTATCAGTTCTTCAGCGCAGGCGTGCCGAACATAAAGACAGACGGTTCCAATTCACAGATGCCATCCGGCTCGACCGTATCAATCGCCGAGACCGCAAAAGAGATAGTAACCTTTACGCCGGTCAGCTACGGGCCGGTCTACTATAACGGCATAGTACACTACCCGATATTTAAAACATAGGTGCTGATATGAACACGATAGGAAAGCGCAGCTATATAAACTATATCGCGCTCTTGATACATCAGATACTAAAGGCAAACGGCTTCGACAAATACACCGGCGAGGATGTCTCATTGGCGATAGATATATTCCTGATTGCGGCGGGCATTATCTTTCGCTTCCTGGCTACCCATACGGGAAAGAAGACCTTGCTTGGCTTTATTCGCGAGAAGCTGGGACTGACGATACCAAAACAGTAACCGAGGGAGGATATGTCCGAGAAGCTGAAGATACATTGGTGTGATATCGGGATGGGCATTGGTAATGCCTACGGCTATTCGACGCACGCGAGAAATATGAAGCGCCATGTAGCCGAGATTGCCGATATCTGCCCGGATGGTTATCAGAGCGTACAGATTCAGACGGCAGACAAATTCCAGAAGATAGAGGGCAAGAAAAACTATCTCTTTACGATGTACGAAGCCGAGGAGATACCGGCGAGCTTTATCAAAGGTATTAATCAGGCTGACCATATCATCGTACCATGCGAGCATAACAAGCGTATCTTTCGCCCGCATACCGATAAGCCGATAAGTGTTTGCCACGAGGGATGCAATACAGATATCTACACCTTTAAGGAGCGCTCGTTCCCGAAGGTGGTCCCGTTTCGATTCTTATGGCTGGGCGCGCCGAACCCGAGAAAGGGCTGGGAGGAAGTGGTATCCGCGTGGTGGGCGATGAACGCGAAAGACAATCCCGACATCGAGCTTTATCTTAAAACCACGATGGGGGATATCTATGAGAAGAAGTATAACGTTATCTATGACTCACGCAACCTATCGCTTAAAGAGCTGGTCGAATTGTACCATAGCGCTCATTGCTTCGTCTTCCCCACACGGGGCGAGGGCTGGGGGCTCACACTAACCGAGGCGATGGCTACCGGCTGCCCCTGTATCGCCACACAGTATTCTGGCACGGCTGACTTCTTCGACCCTTATGTGGGCTACCCCATCAAGTACGATATGCGGCGCTTCTATCACGGGCAGTACGACCTCCACACGCATAGCGCTGCGCCGAGCGTCGAGGACCTCGCGATAAGGATGGCGCACGTCTTCAACAACTATACCGAAGCGCGGGTAAAAGCGAGAAAGGCTGCAGAGCGCATAAGGTATCGGTTTACTTGGAGAAAATCGGCAGAACGTCTTATTGACATTCTAAAAGCGGATAGGTAGACGATAGGGGGAGATAAAATCGCCGCTTATAAGCCAACAATTCAGGCATCTCTTACAGCTGCGAAAGCAGAGACGGAGCGAATTAAAGCAGCTATCGCGACACTTGGCGCAGCCGTGGATAAGATAAACGCTGAGCTTTACAAGATTATGAACGACATTCGCGATTAGTTTTTAAGATAACTGATTACCTATAGAGATAATCGGGGGGGTGAGAAATAAGACACCCCTCCTTATTTCTTCTGCGTATCGGGGCAGCCAATGGTCGAAGCGATAACCAGAAAGAAAGATTGCCCGCACTACCGAAGTGTTTGTAAAAATTGTACTACTCGATTCGATTATGGCGAGCCGACGTATAAGCTCGGCTGCCTTATGATGGAGAGCTTCCTTTTCTATTACCTGAATTCCCGCACCAAGAGGTATAGCTCATGGCACTAGACCTTTGCACGTTGCCCGACCTGAAGGGCTATCTCGAAGGTATGTCAAATGTCGATAAATATGACGTTTTATTGTCCAGCCTGATTACGATGACCAGCAAGCGCTTCGAGAGCTACTGCGGACGCGTGTGGGATAATAACGGCGGCAATGATATTACCGAGTATTTTGACGGCGGCGGCAAGAGTTTTGTTATTGTTAAGCGCATCCCTGTTGCTTCGGTAACGAGCTTGCACGACGATACAGCGCGGGCGTACGGAGCCGACACCCTGATTAATACTACCGAATATGTCATCTATAACGATGACGGGCTTATCGAGCTTGACGATGGCGGCTACTTCGCTGACGGGCGAAAGAACGTTAAGGTAGTCTATAAGGGTGGATATACAGCTACGACCATCCCGGAGGACTTAAAGCTCGCCTGTATTATGGAAGCTGCTAAGACCTTCGAGATGAGGAAACGTCTTGGCGTTGAGAGCCAGAGCAATCAGGGCGGCAGCGTGGTTATTGCGACCACCCCGGTTGGCCCGACTCAGCTACTCCCGGAAGTAAGGGCAATACTGAACATCTATCGCTCATATAGGCAATAAAGGTGATACCTTTTTCGCCCTATATATTCTTTCTTTGAAGATGAAGATAGAAGATAGAGCGTTGTATTCGCGTTTTATTCGCGTTGTATTTCCGTTGTAAAAAACAAGCATCTTCTGGAATATCAAGCACTTGGCAAAAATATCCTGCTCGTTTCGTAACGAAAATCGAACGAGCACTTGCTTTCAAAATTTTCAAAACCGCGTTTAAAATCGAGCAGAGCTGGTATGCGACTGAGAATCTTAACCCCGCGAGCGAGACCGCTTAAGCGCCTTAACCTTCCTGAGAGCGTTGAGCAGATATTCAAGAAGTATCTGATGAAGGCGCAGGTTATCGCCAAGCGAAACGTTACCGGCGGCGGCTCGTTTGCCCCGAGCAAGTCGCGCTTATCGGTACGGAGCGGAACGCTGCGCGACAGCATCACATGGGGATACCAGCGCGACGGTAATACGCACCGTGGCGTTATCGGCAGCAATGTAGTCTATGCCAGAATCCACGAAGAAGGCGGGACGATACGACCGAAGCGGGCGAAGTATCTTACCATCCCCTTACGGCATTTAAAGTGGAGCCAGGGACGCGAGCGCTATCAGGCAAAGAATTACAGCGCCTTTACTAACGCCGGAAGACAGAGGTGGGGTGCGGGAAATTTGGGTGTTGCACAGACGTTTATCCTTAACCGTCACGGAAGACTTTATATTATGGGCAAGGTCGGGCGCGGGAAGATAGTGCCATTATTCAGGCTGGTCAAGCAAGTCAAGATACCGAAGCGCCCTTACTTAAGACCGGCGCTGACGCAAATCGTACCTATGGTGATGAATGAAATTGGAAGACGTATCGCCAACGACGCAGCAAGATAGCGAGCTTGAATTGAAAGAGACGAGGCGCGGCAATCGCTACTTTAAGGCGAACCGCGTTTATTTTCCCTTAAGAACAAATACAGACCTAACCATTCAAATACTGTACGGGCTATATGGCAACCAGCATAAGAGAATACATAATGGACAACCTGATTGCGTCAATCAGGAACGTGAAGAAGGCGAACGGGTATGATAACGACGTAAGCGATGAGCGTGTATTTCGCGCTTCCCCGTCCGTAGATACCAACGCATTTCCATCTGTCTATGTATTCGAGGGCGATGAGATGATAGTCGAGCGCGAGATGTTCGGCTCGAATACGAAGGTCATAAAGGACATGGAGGTGCTGGTTGAAGTGTGGGATTCGAGCTATGACGATATAGCCGAGCGCATCAATTCGCTTGAAGCCGATACGATTAAAGCCATAATGGCAGACTCTACTCGAGGCGGCTACGCCAGCTATACCGAACAGACCGGCTCCACCCCGTTCTTTATCGACAACAATAATATCGGCGGGCGCATTATCGCGTTTACTATCCGCTATGAGCATAAAGAGCTTGACCCTTATTCGCTATAAGGAGATGGAATGAAGACTATCACGAATGTATATTCCTGCCCCCTGAGCCTTATCGGGATTGGAACGATAGCGCCGGGGCAGTCTGTCGAGGTAAGCGATGAGCTTGCAGCATCCTGCTTGACAGCTCCCATTTACTGGCGGGCAGAAAGCGAAGTTAAACCGGAAAAACTTGAAGCATCCATCAGCACCAAAATGGACATAAAAAAAGCTGATGAATAATTGGAGGATTAACAAATGAGCTATACCAATAAGATTCAGTTAGGGCGCGAGGCTCAGGTCTTTGTCGTACCGGAGGTCACTCCCGGAACGATGGTCCTGCCATCTGCGAACAATCTCGTCATCCCCTCTGGCGCACCAGAGTTTAATCAGAGTCCGAGCTATACCGATTCGACCGAAGTAAGAAATTCACGCTCGAAGCGCGTTCGGTTTGCCGACATGGTCCCCGCCGGGACGTGGAGCCTTCCGATGTACTGCAGACCCGCTGGCACCGCTGGCTCGGCTCCCGATGGTCACGTCCTGCTCTATGGCGCGTTCGGTTCAACGACCACCTACGCCGGTCAGAGCGTAACCTATACTCCGAAGAACATAGACCACATCTCCATGTCTATCTTTATCGGACTGAAGGACATGGTATTCGCGCTTATCGGCGCAACCGTCAACGAATTCAAAGCGAATTTCGTCAACAAGGGTGCGATTAACTTCACATTCTCTGGCGGCTTTATGACGATGAAGTGGTGCGGTAAGGCTGCTGTATCTGGTTTTTCTGCCGGTGACTTTACCGTTACCGCTGACGCAGCGAAGCAGTTTTGCGTGGGGATGCAGATTAAGATTTGGGATGACAGCGCTGGCAACTATCACAATTCCGGTGCGGGATATACCATTACCGCAGTCGGCGCGACAACCGTTTCCTGCTCCGGTATAACCGGCTACACCTATGCGGCAAACGACCATATCGAGCCGTATCTCCCGACCGGCACCGAAGTCGGTACGGCGATTGAAGCGAGAACAGGGCTGTGCTACTTCGATGGCGGCACTACCCCCACACCGATTATCTCGTCTGACGTGACGCTGAATAACGGAATTAAATATCTCGAAGACGAGATATCCTCGAATCAGTACCCGACCGCGTTTATCGCTGACCAGCGCGACGTAAAGGCGAACGTCAATATGTACCTGCGCTCCAATGACCTGAATTTCTTTAAGGAGTCTGGTATCCTCGCGTCATCCGATGCGGTTGATGTAAACCTGATGTTCAGGGGCGGGTCTGCCGCTGGCTCCCGCGTGCAGCTTGCCATGCCGCAGTCTCGCGGAACCTTGCCACAACTCTCTGGCGACCTTGAGAAGACGATGGCTGTGGAATTCCAGGGGCTTGCATCAGCGACGCTGGAAGACGAAATCAAGCTGAGCTTCTATTAAGATGAGCGTCGCATAGCCGTTAGTAGCCTAGCAAGCCAGCGAGCAACCGCCGGTCAATAGGTAGTTGTCAAGGGTGCGAGGAGGTCTAGACTCCAATAAGATACGCCCGCCTCCGTATGAAATCTACGGCTGGCGGTTATGCGACATACAATAACCCCGGAAGGGCAGCTGTTCGGAATTCCCGAATGGTTGCCCTTCATTTTTTAAAGGAGACCTATGGGACAGTTTATTGAGATTGTGTCGGATGATGAGCGGAATGTATTTGAATCTGGCGACAGCAAGATATTCTATCGCCGTTTCGACAGCGAAGTGTTCTACAAGATTCAGAAGAAGTGGACAACCAAGAAGGGTATTGATAAGCGCTCCGGGATGCCGAAGATGGAGACCGATGACAAGGCGGTTAACGATGAGCTTCTTGATTGGCTAATAGTGGATTGGAAAAACATCAAGAACCCGCAGACCGGCTCTGACGTTCCCTGCACAAAAGAAAATAAGCTGAAGCTCCCCAGCTCCATCAAGGCGGCGCTCATCGAACGGGCTGACTCTGAAAGCACACAGAACGACGCCGATGAGAAGGCACTAAAAAACTAGAACGGTACGCTGAGTTTATGCGCCAGCGTAATGACAAGACTCAGCGTACCGTTACCTGCGAAGAGTGCATCAGCATTAGAGAAGACCTCGATGAAGTACCCGACTGCGAGAATTGCAAGAACCCGGTACTCTGGCCTATCAATTACGAGGCGTGGTCAATCTATTGCATGATAGCCAATAAGTTTGTCTATGACTTCCACGCGCTCCCGCTTGTCTTCGACATCTTAAAGCCTGAGATGACGAAGCGGGAGGCGATAAAGCTACTCGAAAAACTAATACTCATCCACTCCATTATCACGCGGCATGATGAGGAAGATAAGAAACAATGAACGGTCAGACTATAGCGCTTGCGCTTGAAATAGATGATAAGGGTACGGCGGTCATAAAGAATTT